AAACTCTAAAATATTAAAAGAGATAGGTGATAAGATATTAGCAATATCGTTAATAAAACCTAGTGAAGCATACCAATTAGGACAGATATTGAAATATGGTGGTAGTTATAAAGATATAGCAGAAAAGTTAGCAAAGTTAACAGGAAAAAATGTTGAAGATATTTACAAAATATTTGAAGAGGTTGCTAAAAGTAATAAACAATTTGCAAAAGAGTTCTATAAATATAGAAATATAGATTTTATACCATATAAAAAAGATATAGCATTACAAAGACAAGTAACAGCAATGGCAAATATCACAGCAGGTTTATATAAGAATATAAGTAAGACAACAATGGTAGGCTACATTGTAGATGGAAAGTTTAGAAATATTCAAGAAACTTACAATGAAGTAATAGATAAAGCTATTACAAGTATTGTACAAGGCAAAGATACATATTATTCTGCAATGAGAAAAACAATGAAAGAATTAGCTTATAATGGCATGGTAACATATGAAAGTGGAAAAAGAAGAAGATTAGATAGTGCAGTTCGTATGAACATAATGGATGGTATAAGAACTGTTAATAATGAAACCAATAGAATATTCGGTGAAGAGTATGGTGCTGATGGTGTAGAGATAAGTGTACATAGTTATCCTGCACCTGACCATGCAGAAGCACAAGGTAGACAATTTAGTAATGAAGAGTATGAAAAGCTACAAACAGATGGATATGCAAAAGATATAAAAAATAGAACTTATGATTTACATTTAAATAGCGATAGTTTTAGACCAATAAGTGAATTGAATTGTTACCACGAGCCATTTAATATAGTAATAGGAATAAGTAAACCATTATATACAGATGAACAATTAGAACAAATAAAAGAAGAAAATGAAAAAGGCTTTGATTTTGAAGGAAAACATTATACATTATATGAAGGAACACAATTACAAAGAAGATTAGAATTAGAAGCTAAAAAGCATAAAGAAGCAACAATATTATTAAGAGCAAGTGGAGATAAAGAAGGCTTAGAAAGAGAAGAATTAAAAGTAAGAAAAATAACAAGGAAATATAATGATTTAAATAAAGCAAGTGGTTTACCAAGTAAGAAAGAAAGAATGTCTGTAAGTGGATATGTAAGAACAAGTATAAAGGAGAAATAATGAAAGTAGTTGTCGATAAAAATACAATTAATAGAATAGATAAAAGTAAATATGAATTAATATATGTGTTTGACAATGAAACATTAGAAGAATTATTAAAGTTAGATATACATTGTATTCATAAAGATTATATAAATGAATTAGATATAGTAGATGTAAACTTAACTGATTATGATATTCCTTGTATTAAGAAAGCAAATATAGAAGACAAAGATTGGGATAATATACCAGAAGTAAGAAATTACAAAATTGGTGTTATTATCCCTAATTGTAATTATGAGAATTGGTTAGAAAAGTCAATAGGAAGTGTATTAAAACAAACTTATAAAAATTACCAGATAATATTTGTAGATGATTGTAGTACAGACAATAGTGTGAAGATAGCAAAAAAGTTATTAAAAAAGCCACACAAAGTAATTGAGTTAAAACAAAAAAGATTAAATGGTGGAGCAAGAAATGAAGCATATTTACATTTAGATGATGATGTTGATTATGTGATGTATGTAGATAGTGATGATTGGCTATTAAATGAGAATGCATTAAAGATTATAAATGACAATTTACAAGGAAGTCCTGATGTTGTATTTACTGGAATGAGCAGTTACAAAAACGGAAAGACAGAAGAGATATTTGAACCTGATTACAAAGATAGATACGATGCAATGATAGGTTGGTCTGGTAGTTGTGGTAAGATAATTAGAAAAGGTTTAGCAACAAGACAAGATTGCTTATATGCAGAAGGAACATTAAAGGAAGATAGAAACCAACATAGAAGAGTATGCATTAAGATGAACAATTTTAGATTATTAAAGAAGCCTTTATATGTATGGAATAGAACAAACACAAAGAGTGTAACAACAGTAAGAGATAATGTGATATGGGGAACAAGTACAATAAGACATTATGCAGATACATTACAATTAGCATTAGAAGTAAAAGGGCAAGATGAAAACATAGATAGAATAATGGATGAAGCGGTAAAGATGTGTAAAAAAGAAATGGAAACAGGAGGCGATAGACAATGGTAAAGTTAAGCATTGTAATACCTTATTATGAAACATATGAATTGACTAAAAAGTTATTAGATAGTTTAATACCACAATGCAATGAAAATGTAGAAGTAATATTAATTGATGATGGATGTGGTGAAGTAGCTTTTAATGATTATTTAGTAAGAAGAGATTTTAATAATTTACATATTATACACCAAGATAATCATGGAGTAAGTTATTGTAGAAATAGAGGAATAGATGAAGCAGCAGGAGATTACATAGCATTTATTGATAGTGATGATATGGTAATGCCTAATTATGTAGAAACATTATTAGAATTGATTGATAGTAGGGAAGAAGATATCATATTGTTTAATTGGTTAGATATAAATACAAATGATGTAATAAGACATCCAGAGAATTGTGCTGTATGGAAAGCTATATATAAGAAAGATATTTTACCAAGATTTGATGAAACAATGAGATGTAGAGAAGATTATTATTTTCAACAAGAGTTAGATAGAAAGAATTGTAGTAAATATTATCATGATAAAGTATTATACATATACAATAGTGGTAGAGAGAATAGTTTAACATGGAAGGATAAGCATTAATGAAGATAGTTGTATTAAGTTGCGATAAGAATGATGATACATTTAAAGCATTTCACCATTGTATGGAAAAGTATTGGCCTAAGCATCCAGAAGTAATATATATAACAGAAACAATAATTAACCCATATTATAAAACTATTTGTAAAGATTATCCGTTAGAAAAATGGACAAATAGAACAAGAGAGTGTATAGAACAAATAGATGATGAACAAATATTGCTTATGATTGATGATTGCTTTATAAGAAACCCAGTAGATAAGAAAAGAATACAATATGCAAGTAAAAATCTTAAAGGCAATATAGCAATGTTTAATTTTGAAAAAAGTTGGGATGACAAAGATGAAGATACAGAATTAGAAAGCTTTAAGAAAAGACAACATGGTGCAGAATATGAGTTAAGCATAATGTGTGGTTTGTGGCAAAAGAAAGCATTATTAGACATACTAGAAGGTGAGCATAACCCTTGGGAAATAGAAGGAAATCAAAACACAAAAGGATATGATTATTACATAAATAGTGGAGAATATATTATTGACTGGGGCTATAAAACTTTTGTACCTACAGGAATATGTAAAGGAAAGTGGTGTAAAAATATAGTACCATTTTTTGAAAAGGAAGGAATAAAAATAGATTATGAAAGAAGAGGCTTTTGCAATTAAAGTAGAAGTATTAGAAGCATTTACTTATAGCAAATATAATGAGATAGCAGAAAGCGTAGAAAGAAAAAATAGAAGTGAATATGGAACTTTATATATAGGAGATACATTTTATTGTAATAAAGAAGAGGCAGAATATTTATTAGACAATAATAAAATGAAAAGAGCTTTTGTAAGAGTGATAGAGATAGGAGGACAAAATGGCAAATGATTTAGGTGGAGTTTGGAGAACTGTTGGAGGAAGACATATATTTATAAAAGATGGCGATGACCTAGCAACAGCAATGAAAAAGAGTGGTAAATATAAGTTTGACAAAAGCAAAATAAGTGAAAATATAGTCAAAACAGAAGTAAAAGATGTTACAGATGAAGAAGCTTTAGATGAGTATTGCAAATCTTCTTTTGAGTTGGGAAAAGAAGCTGGATGGACAGATAAAGACATGTCGTATGAAGATTACAAAAAAGAGTTTATAGAAAATAAAGGCAATATGAATTTCTTTAATGACAACAAGGAAGCTATTAAAAAATCAATAAAAAACAGACGATTAGAAGAGCAAAAAACATTTGAAGAAAAGAGTAAAGAATATAAAGAACACAGATATAAAGAAGCTGCATTAAAATATACATGTGGAGATTATAGAGATATAATTAATTATCAATTAGGGAAAGATGTAAAAGGCAATTTAGAGGATATTAAGAAGACAACAATAGCATTAGAGCATTTAGCTTATGAAAATGGGTTCGAAGCAGGAGATAGACAATTTTATAGAGGATTACAAAATATATCAGTTGAAGGCTTAAAAAAAGGTGATTTTATTGCTATGAGACCTACAATTTCTTCATGGACAGATGATATAGAAATTGCAAAAAAGTTTTCAACAGATAATAAAAACTCTCTAATTATGGTCAATAAAAATGGTAGATATGGAGATATCAATTATTATAATGATATAAGAAAAGAAGATGAAGTAATAATGAGTGGAAGAAGAAATGAGTTCAAAATTATAGACATAAAGAAAGATGGAAATATTACATATTTATATACTGACCAAAGTTTCTATAAAGATAGGAGAAAAAAATAGATGGAAAATTATGAAGAAATATATAAAAGATGGGAAGAGGATGACAATAAGATATATATATTAAATAAAAATGAAAAGAGGTAATAGAAATAGCACTAGAATAGCAGATTTTACCTCAGCATAGAAATATTATAAAAAGTCTTGCTAACATAAAATATATATGGTAAAATAAAGTAAGTAGAAGTAATATTCTATATATCGTGTGGCATAGCAACGTAAAGACTAGCAAAATAATGAAATCTAATCGAGGACTATACCTCGTAAAAAAATGTGGGAGGAATTATTATGAGAGAGTTTTTGAAAGGTTTAGAATTAGACAAGGAAACTATTGACACAATTATGGCAGAGTATGGAAAGAATGTTCAAGGTTTACGAGAACAAGTAGATGAATACAAAGCTAAAAATCAAGAGTACAAAGATAAAGTAAAGGAATTAGAAGAATTGTCTGCTAACAGTTCAAAGCTACAAGAGGAGCTAGAAACTTTAAAAAAAGATATTGCAGAAAAAGAGGCAAATGCAAAAGCAAAGAAAGATGATGCTGATTTAACAAGTAGTATTGAAGAAGTTTTTGGCGACAAACAATTTACTAGCGATTATGCTAGAAAAGGTTTGCTTGCAGATATTAAGGCAGAATTGAAAAAAGATGAAAACAGAGGTAAAGGAATAAAAGACATATTTGAAGATTTAACAAAAGACAGAACAGATATATTTGCTAATCCTAACCAAGTCAAAGATATGGAAGGAATGGGAGATTTAGATAGTTCTGTAAGTAAAGAAGCTTTTGATAAGATGTCTTATAAAGAAAGAGTAGAATTAAAGCAAAGCAATCCTGAGTTATTTGAAAAATATAATAATTAGGAGGAATTGAAAAATGACAAAATTAGAAAACTTAATTGACCCAGAAGTAATGGCACCAATGATTGGCGCAAAATTACAAAAAGCAATCGTAGCAACACCATTTGCAAAGAT